CTTCACTTCCTCTCTGGTATCCCACGGTCTGGCTCGACCGTGCTTGCGGCTATCCTCAACCAGAACCCGATGACCCATGTCTCTACAACATCTGGGTTGGTTCATGCGTTAGATGGATTGGCAAACACTTGGCACTCTGCTGGATTGCTTAACGAGAATGACCCAGAACGAAAGAAGTTGGCGCAGACGATGCGCGGGGCGATTGATGCGTTCTACGAAGACACCGACAAGCCGGTAATCATTGATAAGTCTCGTGGCTGGCCTATTGGTCAAATCATGGGCGCAATGTCTCAAGTCTTAGAGCGTCAGCCCAAGATTATTGCCACGGTACGTTCTGTGCCTGATTGCGCGGCATCATTTATCCGGGTAGCCAAGCCGAAAGACTTGGAAGAGTTTATGGCTACGGGGCAGTTGATGGACCACCTCCGGGCGGCGTACATTAGCCTTCAGGATGGTTACCAATACGCGCCAGAGAACTTCCTGTTCGTGGAGTATGAAGACCTTATCCGTGACCCACAAAGCCAACTGGAGCGCATTCATGCGTTTCTAGAACTGCCTCCGTTTGAGTACGACCTGAAGAACATCGACGGGTCAAGCGTCAAGGAAGATGACGAGAACATTCACGGCTATGCCGGGATGCATGACGTAAAGCCGGTGTTGGCTAAACAGCACTATGAAGACCCGCGTGACCTGCTCAAGCATCACTACTCGGCGTTCTGCCAGCCTGAGTTCTGGTTAGAGAAGCCCCGGACCCTACCAGAGTTGCACGACCTAGACCTTCAATTGGCGGCATCCACAATGGGTGACTTTGCTGAAGGATGGAGACTTTCGCAGAAACTTGAGGCAGAAGAACCGCATAACCACCGCGCCGCGTACAACCGGGGCTGGTACTACCTGCGCCAAGGGCAGATTCAGAAGGGCTACCAGTTGATGGACCGGGGCCGTTTGGTGGGTGTATTTGGAAACAAGCGCCCGGACGCGCCAACGAACCAGTGGGACGGCAAGACCCGTGGCGTTGTGATGTTGTACCTTGAGGGTGGCTTGGGTGACCAGATACATCAAATTCGCTATGCAAAGCACATTGCTGACCGTGGTTGCAGGGTTGTTGTATCTTGTTCTGGTCCCCTTGCAAGTCTATTTGTGGGCGTCGAAGGTGTTTCGGCGGTAGTCCAGCACGAAGCCACGTTTGGCATTTACCACGACTTCTACGTTGCCGGGATGTCGGCTGTTGTCCCGCTCGGGTTTGAACTAAAGGACATATCCGGTGCGCCGTACCTTGAGAAGCCGATAACCATCAAGGGTCGCAAGAAGCGGATTGGATTGCGGTGGCAGGGCCAATCGCGGTTTGAGCACGAGCACCACAAGAAGTTTCCGTACGACTTACTGTTTAACGCGGTCAAGGATGTAGACGCTGAGTTCATCAGTCTTCAGCGTGACGAGGGTTCGGACGCTTGTCCAAGTTGGGTAAAGCAAGTGCCGCTAAACTCTTGGGAAGACACGCGACAGGCGGCGGCAAGTTGTGACTTAGTGATTTCGTCCTGCACTAGCGTGAGTCATCTGGCGGCGGCGATGGGCGTGGAGACTTGGGTTATTACGCCGGTCATGCCTTATTTCTTGTATGCTATTGAGGGCGAGCGCACCCCGTATTACGACTCTATGCGGTTGATTCGGCAAGAGGTGTATGGTGACTGGACGCACCCGTTTAAATCCGTTGCAGAGCGTCTAGAGCGTCCGAAACTTAGGAGCGTGGCATGAGTGAACGCTGGCCCGGAGGGATAGTTTCTGCGACCGCTCCAACGGTTAGCACCTCTGCCGCGTCCGGTATTTGGACAATGGACCAAGCCAACTATTACATTGCCAACAATCAATGGCCTTTTCCAACCAATCCATATTTGTACGGTTGGGGATACAATGCGATTGGGGCGCTGGGCCTTAACAATACAACAACATATATACTATCTCCAACTCAAGTTGGTTCATTAACTACATGGTCACTTTTTGACACAGCACCAACTGCGGCGGCACAAAATACGATTGCAATTAAAACAGATGGTACGTTATGGACTTGGGGGAATGGCGCAAGTGGTGGATTGGGGCTTGGAAATATAACGTCTTATTCTTCACCAAAACAAGTTGGCGTTTTGACAAATTGGTCTAAACCAACGGCTGGGAATAAATGTGCGTTTGCAATTAAAACAGATGGCACTTTATGGAGTTGGGGTAAAAACGATACTGGACAACTGGGTTTAGGAAATACAACTTACACTTCATCGCCCAATCAAGTTGGGGCATTGACAACATGGTTAACGGTAGCGTGTGGTGGAAATCATGTTCTTGCAACAAAAACCGATGGAACTTTATGGGTTTGGGGGCAAGGGTTTTATGGTGAATTAGGATTAGGGGCGTCTGGTGCCGGTTCAAATAAATCATCGCCCACTCAACTCGGGGCTTTAACGACTTGGCTTAATGTTGCTTGTGGTTATACATCATCATATGCTGTAAAAACAGATGGAACATTGTGGGCATGGGGAAGAAACAACGCTGGACAACTTGGCCTTGGTAACACAACAAATTATTCGTCTCCAAAACAAATAGGAGCGTTAACTACTTGGTCAAATCCATCTTCTGGTCAAGCATTTGCTTTTGTAACTCAAACAAATGGAACTTTATGGTCATGGGGCGGAAATTCTTTTGGTCAACTTGGACTTGGAAATACAACATACTATTCTTCGCCCAAACAAGTTGGTTCTTTGACAACTTGGTCAAGTGTATCTTGCGGGGCGTTTTCAACGGCGGCATTAAAAACTGACGGCACTCTTTGGGCTTGGGGGACTGGAGGTACAGGGGCACTTGGATTGGGAAATAGAACCAATTACTCTTCTCCAAAACAAGTTGGCTCGTTAACTTCTTGGTTAAAAATTTCTGCTCGTTATTCTGTTTTTGGAATTGCAAGAACTTAATTTCTTATAGGAGTCTTAAATGACACATTTCGTTCGCGTAGTTAATGATGAAGTCAAAGATGTGTGGGACACCCCACCATCAGAAGGTGTTGGCAACAACGGATGGCGTAATGCTATCGAGGTGCGGCCAGCAATTACTCCTCACCGTCAAGGATACACCGCGCACCGTTTTGACTTGAATGTAGACCCAGTGCAGATTATCTGGGATACCTACGACATCTCTGTTGACGACCGCAAGAACGGGATGAAGGCTAATGTTGGCTTTCAATTCCAGCAAGTTGTGATGGAGCAGACTCGGTTGCAGATGTCGCCCAACCCCAACGAACAGTACGACGCGGCTGCGGTTGAAACGGCGCGGCAAGCAATCTTCACGAAGCAAGCGGCAATTGACGCGGCAACCACTCACGACGAATTGGATGCGCTTCTGTGAAGATTCTGATCTGTGGACTTCCCGGTTCTGGCAAGACAACGCTCGCGCAAGCACTCATTAAGAGGTTGCGCGGGTACACGGTTGACTGGTTCAACGCTGATGCTGTTCGTGCGAAGTACAACGACTGGGACTTCAGCAAGGCTGGGCGGGAGCGTCAGGGCATCCGAATGATGCTGTTGGCGCAGAAGTCAACGGCTGAGTTTGTGATTGCTGACTTTGTTGCTCCGTATCCAGACGTTCGGGAGAACTTCAAGCCGGACGTTTTAATTTTTATGGATACGATTCAGAACAGCCGTCACCGGGATACGGACAGGGTGTTCATTGCACCGACAAATCCAAGTTTCCGAGTGACGGAGATGGACGCGGAGAAGTGGGCGCATATCATAGTTGACCGGATTCTTGAGCCAGAGTTTGCGGACGTTTGATATGGCTGACGTTCACGAACTGGCTTCTGAGACTGACAAGCGCTTGAGCGTCCATGAGGCTATTTGCGCCCAGCGGTATGAAAACATTCAAGGACGGTTTGATGACGGTTCCAAGCGCATGGCAAGGATCGAGCACATCCTGTATGTGGTGATTGCGGCTGTTTTGTTTGGTCCGGGTGTTGCGGCTGAATTCTTCAAAAAGGTATTCGGGCTATGACTGAGAAATTAGAAGCCAAATCTCAACTCATTGAAAAAACGGCTTTTGCCGTGCTTCCAATTCTCTTCACCTGTGTCGTCTACTTGATGTCTTCGCTGGATAAACTCAGCCATGACGTAACGGTGCTCAACGCCAAGATCAGTCTTGTGGTTACCAGTGACAACAAACAAGCCGCCAACTCTGGTGCTGAACTGGCGCGTGAAAAACTCAGGCAGGATCTGGAAAAGCAGATCAATGAGAACCGGGAACTGATCCACATAAATCGTGAGCGGATCGTGATTCTTGAAGAACGGATGAAAAAGTAATGGCCGACTTCGATCCAGCATTTGAAAAAATGATCCACGACGAGGGTGGGTTCCAGTTGACCAACATACCGGGCGACCGGGGAGGACAAACTTATGCAGGAATCGCCAGAAACGCAAACCCCGACTGGACGGGTTGGCAGTATATTGACCAGAAAGATTTTGGATCGGCTACGCCCCTTGTCCGAGGCTTTTACAAAGACAATTTCTGGAATCCGATCCGGGGTGACGACCTTAAAGAGCAAGTTATTGCGGAAACAATCTTCAACTTCGGAGTGAATGCGGGAGTTGGACTTGCGATCAAATTAGCTCAAGTCGTCGCAGGAGCAACTCCAGATGGCGCTATCGGCCCTAAGACTATTGAACGTCTTAATATCTGCACGCCGAAGAACTTCATGGCCTCATACGCGCTTGCCAAAATTCAGCGATACGCCAACATCTGCAACAAAGACCGAGGACAGTCCAAGTTCCTCCTCGGCTGGATCAACCGTACCCTGCAAGGACTCAAGTAATGGACCTGATAGGGATCGGGGGGATAATTGAAGGTGTCGGCAAAATCGCTGGTGACCTTATCACGACGGATAAAGAGCGGCTCCAGATGGCGTTGGAGGACCGCAAACTTGACCTTGAGGAAAAACGCATCGATCAGACGACCGATCTGGCTCAAGTCGAAGTCAATAAGATTGAAGCAGGTTCTGCTAGTGTATTTGTCAGCGGGTGGCGTCCTGCTGTCGGTTGGGTTGGGGTTCTGGGTCTGGCTTACCAATTCTTGGGCTACCCGCTGATGCAATGGCTTTGGGCTTTTGGTCAAGGAGCGGATATAATTCCAAAAGGACTCCAACCACCTCCCGACCTGCAGACTGACCAGCTCATGGTGCTGCTTTCGGGGTTGCTTGGGTTCGGTGGTATGCGCAGCTTCGAGAAACACAAAGGGGTGGCGGCAAAATGACGACTGCAGTCACGATGACCTACGATTCGCTGGTCGAGAATATCCAGTCGTATCTCGAACGGAACGACACGCAAACTCTAGAGAAGATCCCGCTGTTCATCATGCTCGCGGAGCAGGTGATCGCTGCTCAGATCAAGTTCCTTGGTAACCTGACTGTGAACAACAGCACCATGGTCGCCAATACGAGCATTATCGACAAACCCGCTCGGTGGCATAAGACGGTTAGTTTCAACATCACTGTTGCAGGAGTGCGACAACCTGTTCTATTGCGTCAGTACGAGTATTTGCGTCAGTATTGGCCCGATGCAACACAGACCGGCGTACCTGTTTATTTTGCCGACTACGACTACACACACTGGTTGGTTGCTCCGACACCCGCCAGTGCTTACAGTTTCGAGGTGTTGTACTACGAGCGCGTGCAGCCGCTGGACTCCACAAATCAGTCCAACTGGTTCACAGTCTATGCCCCGCAAGCACTCCTTTACGGCTCGTTGCTTCAAGCGATGCCGTTCCTTAAAAACGACGAGCGTACACCTATGTGGCAAGCGCAATATGACGCAATAATGGCCACATTGACCACAGAAAATAAACTCCGTATTGCGGATCGTCAAGCCATAGCGGTGGATTCATGAGCTACAATAGTCCGTTCACGGGAAACGTCGTACAGCCGACTGATGTTTCATATGCGTCTTACGCATTAACATCCACCACTGGCACGATCCAACTCGAATGGCCCATAAATGGGTCGGCGAGCAATTACGTCGCTGCTCGGGTGATGCAGGTCAGCACGACGAGCACGGCTTACGAGCTTTGGATGCCCCCGGCGAATCAGGCGTCTGTAGGGCAGGATGCGCTGATCTATAACACTGGCGGCGTTGCGCTAACAGTCAAGTCCTACGGCGGTGCTAGCACGATCGTCTCGATCCCATCTACAGGCGGTACGGCACAATACATATTCATCACATCGAATTCTAACACTTCTGGCACTTGGGGTGTGATCGCTTTCGGTGCGACCACCACCAACTCGAATGCGGCGACACTCGCCGGGTACGGTCTGACGGCGATTGGTGCTACACTGAACCAGTCACAGCCGGTAACGACATTCTCGTCGAATTACACAGCATTGGCTTCGGATCGTGCCGCTACTTATGTTTGGACAAGTGGTTCGGGTACTTTGACGCTTACCTCAGCGACTACGCTTGGAGACAATTGGTTCTTTTTGGTTCGCAACAACGGGACTGGGACTTTAGCTGTAACGCCAAGCGGCGGGGATTTGATAAATGGCTCCTCATCACTTTCGATGCAGCCATCTGATTCGTGTTTGATTTCTTGTTCAGGGACAGCGTTTTATTCGGTTGGTCTTGGTAAGAGCACGCAGTTCAATTTCACACAGTTGACCAAGGCAGTAACTGCGGCGGGTTCTCCGTACACATTGACTTCAGCAGAAGCCGCCAACGTCATCCAAAAATACACAGGTACTTTGTCTGGTAACGTGGTGGTGAACCTTCCACAGACAATTCAGGTCTACTACATCACGAATCAGACGACTGGGGCGTACACAATTACGTTCCAGACTGGAATTTCTGGCGGTGCTACAGCGGTAATTCCGTCAGGTCAGCAGGTCATTCTCCTGTGCGATTCTGTGAATCTCTACAACGCCTCAACGATTGCCGCTGGGGCTACGACAGTTGCGTTGTCTAATGGAACGGTTTCATCACCGTCTTTGAACTTTTCGTCAGAGAGCACGACGGGTATTTACAGGCCAGCTTCCGGGGAGTTTGGCATTACAGTCCTTGGGTCACAGGTTCTAAATGTAAACGCGGCAGGAATCATTGTTACTGGCACTGCGCAGATTGGTTCCGGAACCACTGGGGGGCTGGCTGGCGGGACATTCACATGACTGCTAAGGTTTTTCAGGCAGACACTAAAGCAGGTCTTCAGAGAGACGGTACTGTTTTCGACATGAACTTTTACACTGCTGGGAAGTGGGTAAGGTTCCAGCGTGGCCGACCAAGAAAAGTTGGCGGCTACGCAGTGATGTCGGATCAACTTAGTGGCCCTTCTAGAGGGGTCTGGGTTAATCCGAATAACGGGTTCAACCAGATTTTCAGTGGTTACAACAACGGTCTGCAGGCGCTGTCGGTTGACAACAATGGCGCTGGCGCTGGGGTCACCAACTACACCCTGAGCAATTTTACAGCCAGCGACCTCAATCTGTGGCAGTTTGACGGGTTCTATGATGTGGGCGGATCTGGGGTTGGATCGATCCTTGCTCATCCTGGGCAGAACCTTGCGCAGATTGATGCAATTACCAGCACCCCGGTGCTGATTGGCGACATCAACGGGACGAGTTTGTCCCAGATTGGGACTTTTTCTGTTGCAAATGCGTACTTGAATAGCACAACCAACGTGACGGTTTCTACGTCCAACACTTTGATCGGTGCCGGGCAGACTGTAACTGGGACAGGTATTCCAGCCAGCACGACAGTATCAGCGTCCGTTCTTGCTAATGGCACGTTAGCTGCGGTTGCGGTTACTGGAATTGCTGGGCAATGTTCTTGCACGAGCACGTCGGGTTTGTTCATCGGTCAGTCAGTAACTGTCAGTGGGACGAGCACGGGAACAGCCACTGGTATCACTTCAGGGACGACTTACTATATCATCGCTACCAACTACGCGACGACATTCACTCTGTCGGCTACTTCTGGTGGCGGTGCAATTGTAACGACAGCCGGAACAACAACGGGTCTGGTGTTTACTATCGGTAACTACCAGAAGGTTACATTGTCAAACGCAGCAACAACCAGCGGTAGCTCGACTTTGACATTCAACAACAATGTCTCTGTTTCTGGTGGTGTTGTTACACTGCATCCCTATGTTTTTGTTTATGGGAATAACGGGCTGATCAAAAACTGCGCAGCAGGTAATGCTCAGGATTGGGTCTCAGCAGACGCTAATGAAGTCAACGTAGCCACTGGAAAGATTGTCCAAGGGTTGCCAGTGCGGGGTGGTTCAAATGCGCCCTCCGGGTTGTTTTGGAGTCTGGACAGTTTGGTCCGAGTGTCGTACATTGGGGGCACGGGAACTCCTGTTCAATACTGGCGGTACGACATAATCACGAGTCAGTCTTCAATTCTTTCAAGCCAGTCCGCGATCGAGTATGACGGGGTCTACTATTGGTGCGGTGTTGACCGATTTCTATTGTACAATGGTACAGTCAAAGAGATCCCAAACAATTTTAACCAGAATTATTTTTTTGATAACTTGAATTACGCTCAACGCCAAAAGGTGTGGGTTACCAAAGTGCCTAGGTACGGTGAGATCTGGTGGTTTTATCCTCGCGGCGATGCAACTGAATGTACAGACGCTGTTATCTACAATGTGCGTGAGAACATCTGGTACGACGCTGGCGAGGCTTTGGGCGCAAGAAGGTCCGCTGGGTATTTCTCACAAGTGTTTGCGCATCCCGTGGCGGCTGGATGGGAAACAACGGCAATTACGGTTGTGTTTACGCAGTCTATGTCAACGACAAGCGCCAGTAAGTACATAAATCTATCGACATTCAACACTCAGGTCAGGGTCACTCAAGTTGTATCTGGAACTAATATTGTTTCGGGGACAACAGTCAGTGCGGTTACATCAAGTGCTATCCAGACTTTGGGTTCGATTACGGCTGGTTCCGGGTACACCAATGGAACCTACAACAACGTACCGTTGACTGGAGGAAGCGGGGCTAACGCTACAGCGACGGTTGTGGTTAGCGGTGGTGCGGTGACTTCTGTGACAATTACCTTGCGAGGGGCAGGTTACGTTGTTGGAAACTCACTGAGTGCTTCAAACACAAACCTTGGCGGCACTGGGGCTGGGTTTGCTATTCCAGTTACTGCGATTTACGCTCAAACTATTACATTGTCAGTGGCGGCTTCGGGCACTGGAACGCAAGATCTGACATTCAGCACCCCGGCAAATTTAATCTCAATGTGGCAGCACGAGGTTGGAGTAGATGCGATCGCCGGTCAAAACGTATCTGCGATTGATTCGTACTTTGAGACC